AAAATAGGTAAAGCAGTAGAATTTTTTGATGCTTTAACGGAATTTACAGACTCTGAAGGTAATCAAATTGTTGGAGGTAGGGCTAGAAAACTTGCAAGAAGTGGTAACTTATTATTTTTACAACAAGCTGCTGAACATGAATTATCTGCTACAAGAATGTTAGCGCTAATGAAAAACTTAGAAGGTAAATTAGAAGACAGCGACGGTAATGTTATTATGAATGAAGACGGTAAACCGGCTAATTTATATGATATGCTTATAATAGATGATAAAGGTAAAATGTCTGTAGATCCTAGAGTAGCTAATTTTAGTAGATTAGATTTTATAATGAAACTACAAGGATTAAGTAGAAGAACTAACCAGATAAAAAGTAAAATGCACACTAACATGCTGCAAAGACGTTGGTGGGGTAAATTATTTATGCTTTTCCGTAACTGGATGCCGCCGGGGATCAGAAGAAGATACGGACATGGAGGAAACTCTACTATACATGTAGATGAAGAGTTAGGGGCAGTTACACAAGGTATGTATATATCTTTTTGGAATCTTATAACAGAAAGTATATCAGACAAATCTTTTGCTTACGGTAGAATGACTGAAATGGAACAGCAAAATGTTAAAAGAACTGCAGTAGAATTATCATCTTTAATAGGAGCTATGTTACTAGTAGGATTCTTAGCGGATCTTGATGATGAAGACGAAACCTGGCTAAGTAATTTTGCATTATACCAAGCTAAAAGATACGAAACAGAGATTATGCAATGGACGCCACTAGTAGGAACAAAAGAAGCATTTAGAATATTACAATCTCCTACTGCAACAGCTAGACCTATACTAAAAGGAGGTGAATTGTTAAATCAATTATTAAGTGAAGGTGCATATGCTATAGGATTAGGAGATCAAAAAGACGTTTTCTACCAAAGAAAAAGCGGTAGATACCAAAAAGGAGATCGTAAGATAAGAAAAGATTTTGAAGATTTATTACCAATATTTAGAGGCTTACAAAAAACGCAGACTCCACAAGAAGCGTATAAATGGTTTACTACACTAGACTAATAAGGGGCTGTAAAAAAGGGGGCATTGCCCCTTCTTTTAATTTATGACGGCCATATAACAATAACCATTACTGCATACTCATTTTTAACAAAAGTAAGTAACCTATAAGGTCATCAACTGTATCTTCAGTTTTATCATTTATACCTTTGTTTTTTATACGCATAATTTTATCATCAATACGTGCACATAAAGCTTCTGTTGCGTCTAACCTACTAAATATTTTAACAGGATCTAAAGCAGTGTTACCATAAGCTCTATTTTTACTTTTTAGCAAGTTTATTATACTTGCAGCCGTTTTTTCTAAACGTAAGCCAAACTCTTGTGTAGCTAACTCATCATTATCTGTGCGATCTTGTATCCAGTCAGGAATTGTAAACTGCACTAATGGTTCTACATTTTTTTTATCAGTGTAAAAACAAAGATCATAAGACTCTTCAGCGCATAGCTTAAATTCTGTCTTTTTAATTTCTGTAATTACATATCTATTTCCAATAACTCCACGATTATGGTGCTCATCATGTTTTCTTAATACTATAATATCATTTATTTTCATAATAATTTTTTTAATTCATAAACTTTAGGATTATATGTCTCTGTTTTAACGTCTAAAATACTTAGTAACTCTGAATTTTCTGGAAGCTCTGCTCCTAGTTTTGTTTCTAATAATTCTTTACGTTTATTACTTTTAAACATTATCTGTCCTATCTCATCCTGTATATCAGCATTGTGAAAATCTAAAATATCTATTTTATACTCTCTTGATAATTTAGAATATTTACCTAGTATAAATGCTCTATAATCTCGCTCATAGCCTTTAGGTATATCAAATACAAACATTACAAGGTTTGGGTTTGGATCATATCTTCTTCTAAACATTTTAAAAGAAGATATTAATTTCTCAAACTTAATAAACCTTAAATCTGAAGACCACCTAAAAAGTAAAGCAATACATTTCTCATCCTCATCTGTAGCTATAAAACAATTCATAAACAGTTTATTCCAGAAATAAAGTTTTTTAGTTCCAGGCATCATAGGCATAAGAAATGTAGAAGCTTTAGTTCTTTTAGCTATCGATATATGATATTCTACTTTGTTAGTTACAGAGAGAATGTCGTTAGGAATCCTCTCTATAATGTTAACTTTATATTTTAATTTTTTAACTAATACAGTTAAACCTATATCAATAAGTATAGAATCAGGCCCTTCTAATGCAATTATGTTTTTGTTTTTATTATATACAGGTTTTAAACATAAAGTGTTACCTGTGATTTTAAATGTTAATGCATTTACAGGGGTGTATACTAATTCGTCACACTGTGTTACCATAATTCTTCTTGATTTGTAAGTTCAACTTTATGTACTTCAAGCTCTGGTAATTCTATACCGGTTTCTCTTAATACATCCTCTTTAGTTTTTAATATATAAACAAGTTTAAATGTTTCTGTAAATCTATGAATTCCTTCAGAATTTCCAAACTTTTCTATATATTTATTTAACACAAAAGCAGGCATTTCTACAGGAAGCAGGTTTTCTAACCATGTATCTGCAGTTTTTGGACCTACTTTAGGTATACCAGTTATACCATCTGTAGAGTCCCCCATCAGTACTTGTTTCCATAAGAAACGCAGGGATTCATTCTCGTCTACAGTTGTAAATTCTGTTTTACCATAATTGTAATTAGATACTTTGTTTTGGTATAATACATCTTTATCCGGGCTGCATATTACAGTTTTTAGGGGATCATGATATACTGATACTAAATCATCCGCTTCTAGTTCAGGGACATATGTAAACTTCCATTTTTGTTTTAAATACTCTTTAATTGCTGGAAATATAATTGGTTTATCACCTCGTTTTCTATTGTATTTATATGGTTTTGTAGTTGCTATATTATATCTAAAGCATTTACCTTGTGTTAGAAAACCTGCATAGTGTGTACACCCAGTTATATTAAGCATTTGAGTAATTCTCATATCTATTCCTTCTAAAGCTTCTTCTAATGTAGGTCTGCCCATCTCATAATATATAAGACTGTCGCCATCTATCAAAGCTATCTTGTCATCTCTGTTCATTTTTTTAAATTTTAAAGTAAACGATATAAAGGGGAGGAATTGTAATTATCACAAAGTATAACCGCTGAGTTATTAATTAAAATTACTAACCTCCCCTAATATCTTACCAATTAAACACTAGCTACAGAGCATTGATCTCTGCAACTTCCCTGTCACACTGAGCTTTACGTTCAGACTTTTCTTGCACTGCTTTCGCACGCATGTCATCCCATTCAGCATCTGTCATAGCCGCATAGCTAGAGCTGTGGTAAATAGAGCCATTCACACCTACTAAGGATGAATGAACAAAATATTGCTTACATCTAATAGCTCCGTCTTCATCACAAGGCACTGCCCCGATATGCATAGGATCTACAAAGATATTGTGAATTTCTCCACTATAAAAAGCAATATATTTTAGACCACCAATATGAAGCCCCTTAACACATGATACTGTATCATTAACGTTAACTTGACTCCAATCAGCTAGTCTGTGGGTACAGCCCACTTTGATAAAGTGTTGTGGATTTGCATAACCATTTTCACCTTCACAAAAGAATGCATCACCACTACTACCCATAACAGCTGGTTCAAACAATCTATCTTCTACGTGTTCTGGTAATCCATCACCTTCTATCTCACCCGTGTCTACGTTAAACGTTCTTTTATAACGATCAACTTGTTCACCGGTTTCTGCGTCATACTTATGAAGCACTTCTCTAGAGACTTTATAACCATTTAGTAATCCCTCATGGGTGATTTTCATTTGGTACATTGTAGCTCTTTTAGAAGCTGCTTCATCAGTAAGACCTTGCTCTATAAGTTCATCTTTGTATTTTGGATGCACATATTGCATATTTACAAAATTAAAGAATCTCTCACAGAAATCGTTCCCGTGACCTTGCTTCATCTTTCTCCACAAGATTGGGTTACGCAACCATCTAGTCCACATTTTAACTAAAGGCATAAAGTCTAGCTCTTTATCTAAGGATTCAAATATCCTGTCTACTAGCGCCTGTGGCATAGGTATCGTTGATACTACACCGCCGTGCTTAAGAAAGAATTCTCCTGTAGCCTTGTTAACATGAATATATTCACATTGTGTTTCAATGGTTTTAGTATAGTCTACAACACATAAAGGAGCAAATGCAGCCAATATTTCATTGTATTCTTCTACTGTGTTTACTACAGCGCTAGCTGCTGCTAGTGCATTCATACTGTCATACAGATCTTTACTGTAATCTACTGTGAATGGCGTATCACCATAACTTCCACAGATTTTGTTTTCAATAACATTAATTGTAATCATAATTTAAATTTAATTGGTTAAAAAATATACCGTATTGTATTCCACGGTATTAGTGTGTTGTGTAATTGTTTAAACTGTCTAATATACTCAGACTTCATTCCAAGTTTATATCTAACATTTTCTCCTCCATATTGTGAGCGCTTTAGTTCTTGTTTATCTAGAACCCATAAATCTACTTCTGTTTCTGGGTGTCTACTTACGTTTACTGTGTGCTTCTTAAAATTGTGAGTTAAAAATATACATTCTGATAAAACTTGATCTTTATATGTAACATAATCATTCATCATATTAAATAGATATTTATAATCTTCTAGCCATCCATCATATACAATAATAGGGCTATAATTAACATGTACATCGTATCCGGCGTCTATAAATGCATCGATAGCTTTTATCCTATCAATAATTTTACTAGTACCTGGTTCGTGTAGATCTGATTTATGTTGCGGCATAAGACTAAATCTAACCCGTATTTTACCTTCAGGGTCAAACTTAGTTAAGTTAGGATTTACAAATTTAGTTGCAAAACTACCCATAGCTACAGGGTGTGTTCTAAAAAATTCAAATATCCTTTCCCAGTCATGATACTTAGCATGCAACGCAAAATCCTCGTTGCAGCTAATATCATAAGTAGTAAATTCTGGATGAGTCTGATTAGGTTTATCTACAGGTGTAAAATACGCATGATTATTAACTTCAGTCAATATATCACCGGTATTTGTAGCTATAGATAAACCTTTATCTTTATGACGTTTCATATAACAGTAAGAACAATTATACAAACATCCGTATCCAAAACTAGGAGATATAAAGTCTGTAGACCTACCAGAAGCTCTTATCAAAAAAGTTTTCCTTATATCTTTAGTTATTAACTTTCCCATGTTTCTCTGGCTTTAGCTCTTAAATAAACTCTAACTTCTTTCTCAAGTTCAGGAGACATATTACAATCTCTTTCTTCAAGACACGATAGCTCATCTAACATTGGTTTAACGTCTTCTGCAAATTCTAATATATTGTCATACTTAGCTAATATAGTCAAATCAGCAGCTTTAGCTGTACTAATATCTGACAAAACAAACAATTCTTTAGACTTTTGTTCTATTAAATCTGCATCATCACATTCTCCCATAAACTTTTGAAATTCAAATAATCTATCCATATGACTAATTATATCTGGAGCCATATCTTTTACTTTTCTGTACTCATAAGAAGAATAATTATCATTCCTCAAATCCATGAGTTCACAATAATCTTCTTGTAATGTAGGGTGTATGCATTTAAGACCCTGCAGAAATTTAAAGTTATTTATCTTTTCTAGTTTATGCGCTGTGTAATATTTAATAAGTGAATTATCCATAGTATATCCGTTGTTATCTGTTAGTTGTAAAAATAGTTCATCGATGTGTTTGACATTAGGGTTTTGTGTAATAAACTTAACCTTATTTTGACTAACACGTATAAGTTGAGGTGTATCCCATCCTTGAACAGGTTTAGCCCAATCAAAATACTCGCCTTTGTGATTCCACTCTAGAAATCTAACTGGTGGATGCTCATACCAATAAATAGGATAGCTTTCTGACTCTCTTTGGTTACCATTAGCATGCCAAGAAGCGCTTGGATAAACTTCTTTAAAATGTGGAACAACTTCTTTAAGTAATAAAGCAGCTGCTCTCATTTTACCTTCGTCTTCTTTAGTGCAATAGTAAATACGAGTAGAACTATCCATAAGATCTTTAGCTTTAGGCTCTATCTTCTCTAGTGTAAGGTTATCATCTTTAAGATGATCCCATCTAAGAGTATATGCCACCATCCGCTTTTCTATCTCACGGCGCTCTGCAGCTGTTAGAT